TGCATACAGAATTGCAAAGAAGGCAGCAGATATTGTTGTATCTTCAATTGAAGCATGTACTTCAAGCAACACAGCAACATCAGTTGCAGTTCCAGAGATTACAGCAGCAACAATTACAATCGGTATTATTGCAGATGCTCTTGGTAAGTTATCAGATGAAGCAGCAAATCCTGTTGTTATCATGAACAAGGCAACATGGTCAGCATTCAAGGCTGTTCAGTATGCTAATAACTACAATGTAGACCCATTTGAAGGACTTCAGGTAGTATTTAACAATTCAATTGATTCATATAGTGCAGCTTCAACAGGTGACACATATGTAATCGTTGGTGACCTTGGACATGGAGCAATTGCAAACCTTCCAAACGGAGAAGGCATTGAGTTCAAGTTTGATGACAAGACATCAATGACATCAGACCTTGTTCGTGTACTTGGTAGAGAGTACATTGGAATCGGTATTGTTGCACCTAATTCATTTGTTAAGATTAAGAAATAATAGGAGATAAATATGAAGGTTGAAGTATTAAGAGTCTTTTTTGACAACAATGGACTCCATAAAGTAGGAGAAGTGATTGAAGTCGAGAATCTTGACGAAAACCTCATGAAACCTATTAAGGAAGCAACAAAGGTTGTCAAGAAGCCTACAAAGGGCAAGGAATAGAGGTAAAACATGGTAGATGTGAGCAGCATAAAAGCAAGACTTCGCATCAACCACACAATGTTAGATACACAATTCGCACAGGACATAGCTGCTGCCAAAGCAGAACTTGTGCGAGTTGGTGTCTTGCAAACAGCAGTTGATGCAACAAGCACAGACCCATTGATTGACATGGCAATCACATCTTATTGTCTTTGGATTGAGTCTGAAGATGAAAAGATTGCGAATGGTTACAAAGAGCAATGGGAACAATGGAGAGATGAATTGAGAAAATCTCCAAATTATGGTTATGGAGTACAGAATGTATAATGATATTGCTTATTTGACTAGTAAAGTCAAAACAAATAATGTCACACAGTATGGTGATGCAATATACACGGATGTTAAGAAAGAAGTCTTTGTCCAAGTGAAATCAGTTAGAATGTCAGAGTTTTACACAGCACAGACAGCAGGGTATGACCCACAGATTGTGTTTGTGTTATCTGATTATTATGACTATTCAGGTCAGGAGTTCATTGAACATCAGAATGTGATGTATAAAATTATCAGAACTTACAGAACAGGCAAGGCATTGGAGATTGTCTGTCAACACGTTGATTGAGGTGGATAAATGGGGAAATATCAGCTTGAATATGATGGTTTGAGTCAGTTGCTTGATGAGTTCGGTCAGATGGATGATGTCCTGAAAGCCAGAATAAAAGACACAGCAACAGGCATTGGCCAGAAATTGAAAAGCAATACAGAATCTGCAATCCCAAGAGGAGCAAAGGCAAAGCATGGAACACATCTTGCAGATGATGTCAAAATGTCGGTAAAGACCACAGACACCAAAGCAACCATCACAGTAAGTGGTGGAAAGAAAACAGGTGGCTATTGGTTTATTGTTGACAATGGTCATGTTGCAAAGAATGGAACATTTGTGGCAGGTTCACATTTCACCGATAAAGCATACAGAATGACAGAAGTTGAAGAGCCTGTTGATAGGCTTGTTCAGGAGATGATGAAATGAGTGATTTAAAAAGCATTATAAATACAATCATAACCAAAGAGATTGAGCCAGATAAGGGAGTTTGCAATGATGGTTATGTGTTAGCACCTGTTTACATTGAAACAGCCTTGAAGGGCAACGGAAAGCCTGAAGAGATTGCAACACATTATCAGCTTGATTTCTTCTTTAAGTCCAAAGGGGAAGTCATGGCAAAAGCAAAAAGCCTGATTATGGCATTAGAAGATTATCCCACAACAGATTTATCTTTCAATTGGGAAGAGAATGCGAGATTGTGGAGAGCAACAGTTTCAATTGAAACAATATAATAAAGGAGAAAAAAAATGGCAACAAGTTCAAAGTCGAATAGAATTAACGTAAAGAATCTTGTATATTGCACATTAACATCAGATGATGCATCTGGAGTTACATATGGCACAGTAAAGCCACTTGCAAAGGCAATGACAGTTGAAGTCACACCTTCACAGGCAACAGGAGTTCTTTATGGTGATGGTTCACAGCAGGAGAATATGGCAAAAATCACAGGTCTTTCTGCTGCACTTGAAGTGAATAAGGTTGCAATTGAGGACAAGGCAACATTATCAGGACACACTTATCAGGATGGTGTTATGATAGTTGCTGCTTCAGATCAGGCACCTTATATTGCATTAGGTTATCAGATTGAAGGCACAAACGGTTATTCAGAATATGTTTGGCTTCTCAAGGGTAGAGTTCAGGAAGGAAATCAGAATGCTGCACAGGCAACAGATAACATCAACTTCACAACTGACAAGATGACAATCAACTTTATTCCGAGAGAATATGATGGTTATATGGAGTTCACAGGTGATTCTGCAAATGCTGATTTGTATGCAGACCAGATAACAGCATGGTTCACAAATGGTCCTGTGTCTTATCCAACACATACACCATAAAGAGCATAATTGAAGTATTTTTTAGAGGAACAGGCAGGGTGCAAAATCCCTGCTGTTTCTGTTTATAAGGGAGTGAATAAATAATGAAAACATTTAAGGTAAAACCTGCTGAAGTATTCGCACTTCAGTTCAAAGATAATACAAAGATAAAAATGACATTCAATACAAAATCTATGAGCATACTTGCAGAGCAAATCAACAATCATAAGATTTCATTAACAAGTCCAGACTTCTTTGCTGCCATTATTTATGCAGGGGCAAAGGCAATCAATCCAGATTTCACAGAAGAAGAAGCAAATGCTTTATATGTTCAGTTAGAAGAAAGTTGCCCAGATGCACTCAATGGAATCATTGAGGAGTATTGCAACGCAACAGGAGTTAACACGGAAACTTTAAAAAAAAATGTAATAATGAAGATGATGTAGCAATCAATGTTGATGATGTATTCATTGACATAGATGAATTGTTCTTTGACTATTGCATATTATTGAAAAGGTCAGCAGATGAATTTTGGGAGAGTAGACCTTCACAGATTTTGTATTGTATTGAGAAATATGAAGCATTGATTAACCATAGCAATGCACCAAGAGAAGAGGAAGTAACAGAGATTACATCCATGCGAGAGATTGCAGGGTGGGGAGATAAAGTCTGATGGCAGGTAATAAGAATATAAAAATCAATTTGGACTATTCTGAATTTAGTAGTGGGATTCAGGATTGTCAGAGAAAAATGGGTCTGTTGACAGAACAATTCAAAATGCAGAAGTCAGCACTTGGGAACAATGCAACAGAAGTTGACAAGTTGAGATTATCACAGAGCAACTTATCAGATAAGATTGCACTTCAGATACAGATTGTTGACAAGGCTGCTGAAAAATATAAGGCATTGGCAAATTCAGAGGGTGCAACAGCAGCACAGGTTGACAAGGCTCAAAAATCATATATGCAGCAGATTACAAAGCTGAATGAATTAACAAATGAATTAGACAATGTCAATGAAAAGTTGGAAGAAAATGCACAAGCAGAACAAGATGCAGGAGATAAAGCAGATGACTATTCTGGAAAGAATCAGAGCCTTATGGCTAGTATAACAAGCACAGTTGCTGTTATATCTTCGTTGATTTCGGCTTGTCAGCAAGTTGCACAGGCTCTTGGAGAACTTGCAACAAAATCAACAGAGTGGGCAGATGACCTTTTGACAACATCTGCACAGATAGGAATCACAACAACCACACTTCAGGAGTTGGCATATGCATCAAGTTTTGTTGATGTTTCGGTTGAAACAATGCAAGGTGCAATGGCAAGACTCACAAAGGAAATGGGCAATGCTCAAAGTGGTTCAGCATCTGCACAGGCTGCCTTTTCAAGTTTGGGTGTATCAATTACAAATGCAGATGGAAGCCTGAAAACATCAGAACAGGTATTCTATGAAGTTATAGATGCACTTGGTGGAATCCAGAACACAGCAGAAAGAGATGCTGCTTCAATGGCTATATTTGGAAGATCTGCACAGGATTTGAACACATTGATTGAAGCAGGAAGTAGTTCATTGCAGATGTATGGAGAAGAAGCCAGAAATCTTGGAATCATAATGGAAGAGTCAGATGTTCAGGCATTGGGAAGAATGCAGGACAGCTTTGACAGATTAAGTTCTGTTATGGATGCAGCACAGACAAGAGTTTCGGCAGGGTTTGCTCCTGCCTTGGCAGGTCTTGCAGATATGATTTCAGAATTAGACCCAACAATCCTTGCAGCTGCATCAGGATTTGGAAGTTTACTTTCAATTGTTTCATCACTTGCTCCAATGCTTCAAGCAGTTGCAGCAATCACACAGATGGTTACAATTTCAAAGGCTGCTGCCACAGGTGCAACACTTACAGAAACAGCAGCAGAAGTTGGACTTGGAGAAGCAGCACTTGTTACAAACGCAGCACTTATGCCACAGATTGCAGTTGCTGCATTGTTAGTGGCTGCCATAGCTGCATTATTGTATGCAATTAAGTCATTGATTGATGCTTATGTGGAATATTCGGCAGCAGCAGACAAGGCTGCAAGTAGCACACAGAAATTTTCAGATGCAGCATCTGGAGTTGATACTTCTGACGGAACAGGAACATCAAGCAAAAAGCATTATGCATTAGGCGGAAGAGCAGGTGGAAGAGTTTGGGTAGGAGAACAGGGAGCAGAACTTGTTGACTTGCCAAGTGGCTCAACAGTATACAACCATCAGGAATCTTCAAACATGACATCAAGTAGCAATGTATTCAATATAACCATAGATGCAAAGAGTGTTGATGAGTTCAACAAGGTTGTCAATGTATTTAGTGGTTTATCGCAATCTATGAACAGAGGGGGCAAAGTAAATGGCTAGTTATACAATGACAGTTCAATCGAATGAACTTGAGGCGA